CTTTACCATCATCACCTCTGTTAGTTTTGTTCATAACAGCTGGGTTCGTATGAATCATAACAGGACGACCTGGACTATCCCCACGATCTCTCCATTCATTAAAGGTGTTGATATATAGACAAGGTACCACGTACACACCATCTTTACCTTTATATAAAGAACCTGTGATCTCGTTGTAAATATCACCTTGTCGTGCTTTTTCATTAAATTTACCATCGCTATCATCCAATACAGGAGAGTTAGCGTATAGTATTTTAAGGATAGGAAGTTTAGTATCACGGGCTGTGATATTTTCTGTTCCTTGTCCTGCAAATTCTTCCAGATTAGAAAGAGATGGAAGACTCTCTTTTTTTGCTGCTACTTCGTTCATGTTTACTCCTTGTTTTTTATCGTAGTCTTGTTTGCAATATATACCCCAAAAAGATCCATAGGCACCTGTTGTCCATTTTGGATTTGTTCTCTAACAAATGCCTTCAATGTCATAGGTTCCACTTTTTGTCTTTGAGATACATTATGTCCTTTACTCTTTAAATCTTCAATAAGAGCCGTAGCCACATTATCTTCAGATTTTGAAAAAAGTAAAGAGACGGTGTTTTTTATTAAGTCACCATATCCATTTTCTCTGAGCCAGCTAAAGGCATCATCGGTTTTGGATGCTGGTATCTTGGCGGCATAAAAAGGTTTTACTTCAACGGTTGACCCGTCTCTAAGTTTTAACATTGTTATGCCACTTTTTTGCATTAAATTAGGTATAAATTGCTCAGATAAACCTTGCTCAGTTTCTTTTAGCGTTTTTAAATGCTCTTCACACTTTGCAATTTTTTCCTGAGTAGCTAATAACCTATTACAAGCATCAGCAATATCAGTTGTCATGCTTGTATCAACCTTAATGTTGGCCGATTCTTTTTCGAGGTCCATAGACTCTCCTTTCTTATATTAAATAATTTTTAAAACTTTTTTGTTGTCAAGTCAAGAAAAAAAGTTAGGATATATTACATATTAATATGACGAAAGCTTCTTTTAACTACAAAACAAAGCCTTTTGAGCACCAAAGACAAGCTCTTATAAAAGGTGCAGATCGTAATAATTTTGCATATTTTATGGAGATGGGTACTGGAAAAACTAAAGTAGCCATAGATAATATGGCTTATTTATTCCAAAAAAATGAAATTAATGTAGTAATTGTGGTGGCTCCAAATTCAGTTTATAGAAATTGGGTTAATGAAATAAACACACATTGTTCTGTTGACACAACCATTGGAATTCATAAGGTAAACAAAAAATTTGAATACAAAGAAGGTAAATTAAACTTTTTTTTAATAAATGTAGAAGCATTTTCTCATTCATCTGGTGTAAAACTTTTATCAAAAGTTGTTGAAAAACATTATGAAAAATTAGGCGTGATTGTTGATGAGGCTACTACTATAAAGAATAGATCAGCCAAACGAACAAAAAATATATGCAAGTTATTCCAAAAATCAACTTACAAACGTATTTTAACAGGCTCTCCAATTACTAAATCTCCTTTAGATCTTTATAGCCAATGTGAGTTCCTAAGTCCAGCAATTTTAGGTTTTACTAATTATTATGTTTTTAGAGCTCGTTATTCAGTAATGAGGCAGATCCAAGTTGGGGGAAATAAAAATTTAATGATACCTCTTTATTATCAGAATTTAGATGAGCTTGAAGAGAAAATAAAAACTTTTTCGTTTAGGGTAAGGAAAAAAGAATGTCTAGACCTTCCTGATAAAATTTATGAAAAAAGGGACATTACCTTAACACAACCACAACAAAAAGCATATGGCGATTTAAAAGAGTATTGTAGAGCTATAATTGAAGATGATATGGCTTCGTACAACAATAAATTAACGGAAATTATAAAATTACAACAAGTTTGTAATGGTTTTATTAAAACGGATGATGGCGAAACCAAGATTTTTTCTAATGCTAAATTGACTGAATTAATGAATATACTTGAAGAAATTGAGGGTAAGGTCATAATTTGGGCTAATTTTGTTCATAACATAGAAGAGATAACTGAAGCTCTTAAAAATAAATACGATCCAATGTCTGTCGTACAAGTGTATGGAGCTGTGTCAGTTGAGGCTAGGAGTTCTGCTGTAGTTAATTTTCAAAAAAACGATAAGGTTAGGTTTTTTGTGGGAAACCCTAGTACAGGAGGATACGGCCTTAATTTAACTGCAGCAAACACAGTGATTTATTTTAGTAATTCTTTTAATCTTGAAGTAAGACAACAATCAGAAGATAGAGCGCATAGAATTGGTCAACAAAAAAGTGTCACCTACATTGATCTAGTAGCAAAAAAGACGATTGATGAATTTGTTTTAAAAAGTTTGAATAACAAACTTAAATTAAGTGCAAAAACTTTAGGTGAAGAAGCTTTAAAATTTTTATAAGACCTTTTTACATAATATTAATTTAGGCCTTAGATTATTGTAGTCCCAAACTCTTTTGCCTGTAAATTTTTCTTCTTTTGTTCCAGCAACTCTTTTACAAGTAAAACCTTTTGTTGTTCCAACATGAACCCATTTATTTTTTAAATAGAGTTCTCCTTTTCTAGGTAATTCTACTAAAGTTTCAAAACCCATAACCTTATCACCATATTTTTTTTCCCAATCATCTATTATTTTTTCTGTGAATTTTTTTAAGACTTCTGTTGTAAAATTTCTTAATGGGTATTGGTTGTTAACCTTTGATATATTATAAAATATATTATTTACAATCGTGTTTAGTTTTTTTAATTCCATCTTTTTTGCTGCTCCTTTTATGTTAAAAAAAACATCTCTAGGCATTAAACCTAAAACAGCAGAACCACCAACAATATGCCCATAATAATTGTCATCATAAGTAATTGCATAACAAATATTTCTCCCTACAAATCCTTTAGGTTGCGAATAATGGTTCTTCATTAACTCTAAAAGATTAGAGTTAGTTCTTTTTGTGATGCTTAGCTTTATTAAATTTTTCAACTCTCTTAAACCATTTTTCTTCATACTCTGATAACAATTCTTCATTGACCAAAAAACCCTGATACAATAAATCTTTTGTACAAACACAAATTAGGCCTTGTTTAATATCACCAAAGTTTTTTTTGTGAGCTAATGCATAGGCCGCAATTTGATAATAATAATCTTCAATCCACTCTTCTCGTTTTGGTTTATTTGATTGTTTAAAATCAATAATTGTTGGCTTGTCTTTATATACACCAACTAGATCAGAAGAACCAGCCCATAGATTTTCATAATTTAAACTTACTTCAGTACCATATACCTGACTAAATTGATCAAGACTATCAATTATCGTATGCGCCATCATCCTAGGTAGTGTTCCTTTTTCAGATAAGTTAATATAACCAACGCCATTTAAATATTGTTCTAATACATAATGCATTTCAGTACCTCGTGATGAAGCCTGGGCCGTGATTCGTGCAGCTTCTTGGTAGCCTACTCTTTCTCGCCACCTGTCTAAAGATTTCTTTTTTTCAGGGCTCTGGGTACCTGATAAGATAGTCGTAACGGAGGGAACTTTATTATCGCCTACATTATAGGTTCGTCCCGTTTCTTCGTCATTTCTAGTATAAGATTTGTACTGATATTTTTTATTTATTTTAAAGCCAGAAACTTCAAAAGATTTATCTTTTCTTATAAGGTGCATAATATTTTCTATAATCCTTTGGAATGAATACAGGTCGCTGTCCCATAGGTTCAGAATGTGTATAAATTAAATTTCCTTTTTCATTTACTAAATAATTTTCGTCATTTAAATATTCTGTCATAGAAAACATACTACAATATAATTTATTTTTTTAAAAGC